AACCGCGCATTCTCAGGATCAACTTTTAGGAGCTCATGATGCCAACCCTATCTACCTTCCTCAACATCTTCCACCTGTCCCCGAAAGAGGACAGACAGTCTGCGCCGCAAGAAAAGCAACTGACTGCCAGCAAGTATGCCGGCAGTGAGAATGACAACACCTTCTACCCCGGCAATAACATGAGCCAGATGTACCGGGACAGGTACGACTACGACCGGCAGACCATTTTCTCCGAGTGCTTGCGAGCCTGGCGGGTCAATCCGATTGCCCGTCGGATCGTCAAGTTGATCAGCATGTTCATCGTGGGGGAAGGGGTCGAAGTCAAGAGCAATAACAAGCACACCGACAAATACCTGCAGGATTGGTGGCATCATCCGCTCAACCAACTGGACCGCAAGGTGATCAACTTCTGCGACGAAGCCACCCGCAGCGGTAACTTGTTCTTCCTGTGCACCGCCGACAGTTACACCGGCATGCTGTATGTTCGGGCAGTTCCCGCCGACCAGGTCGACCAGATCATCACCTCGGAGGTGGATGTAGAGCAGGAGTTGGCCTACAAACCACGTGACCCAGGTCTTGCCCCCTGGCCGGCCTACGACCGTACCAACCAGCAACCCACTTTCATGCTGCATGCCGCCTATAACCAACCGGTGGGTGTGCCATGGGGCGAGCCTGACCTGGCTCCCATGCTGCCCTGGTTGGGCAGGTATGCCGCCTGGCTGGAAGATCGGGCCAGGTTGAACAGGTTCCGCCAGGCGTTTATGTATGTGGTCACCGGCAAGTTTGCCGATCGGGCTGCACGCAGCGCAAGGGAAATTGAGATCAACGCCAACCCACCCCAACCTGGTTCCGTACTGGTGGCAGATGAGAGCGAGACGTGGAGTGTTCTGGCCCCGCAGCTGGCTGCCCATGATGCCAACGAGGACGGGTTGAGTCTCAAGAAGATGATTGCCACCGGTGCCGGGGTTCCGATCCATTACCTGTCCGAGCCGGAGAGTGCCACCAACACCACCGCGCAGAGCAGTGATATCCCCACGTTCCGTGGGCTCGAGCAGACCCAGCAGTTCTTTTGCGGGATCCTGACGCATCTGGCACAGATCGCCGCAGCCTACCGGCATCCGTTTGACCGCCTGGTGATCAGCACCGGCCAGATCGAAGCCATCGGCCCGGATATGACCGAGAAAGATAATGCCAACCTGGCCCTGGCCGTCAGCCGCATTTATCCCGCCATCAGTGAAGTCTTCGACCGGGGCGGGATCGATGAAGATGAGTTCTTACGCCTGGTTTATCGCATGGCCGGGGAGACCCAACCGCAAACCGCCCGGCATCCGACCATGCTGAAACGCTCGTTGAAAGCACCTGTCCCACAATCGCCCAATAAGGCGAAGGATAACAGCGCGCAGCCAACGGGTGATCTTCCACAAGGCACTTAATCTTTTCCGTCGTGTCCGTCGTGCCCGTCGTGGTGAAAATTCTTGTTCGCAATGGAGAACAATATGCAAGATGAATTTGAGATCTTCCTTCAAACCTCCACATTTGTTGGAGAAGATATCAGCCTGCGGCTGCAAGCCCAGGCTACCGAAGCCGGCTTTGATATCCTACCGATCAACGCCGGTGAAGCCAAGGGCCATGGCATCACTTTCAGCGCGGCGGTTCTGAAAGCGTCCCTGCCTTTATGGGATGGATTGCCCTGTTTCCTCGACCATGACTATACCGGCAGCCAGTCAGTAAAGAACCTGGCCGGGGCATTACATCTGCCGACATGGAACGAGGCTGAGCAGGGTATCCAGGCCAAGTTGGTACCAGGCGGACCGGGCGCAGAGAACCTGCAAGCACTTCGTCTTGCAGCGCGCACAGATCCGGCCCTGATGAATGCGGTAGGGTTTTCCGCACACCTGTTCGTTGTGCATAAAGACGGACAGGTCCAACGCATCACGAAAGTCAATTCCGTCGATTGCGTCATAGATCCCGCTCGAGGCGGGAAATTCTTACAAGGAGTTCACACCATGAAAAAGAAAGTTCTTCGTAATGGCAAAGTGATCGAAGTCGAAGAAGCAGATATCCTGCCGACCGACGAGCTCATCACAGCCCAAAACCTTCAGACCCTCTCCACCGGCGATGAAGGTAGCGACGATCTCGCCGCCACCCAACAGCTTTTGACCGCTCAGAAGAAGGTCGAAGCCACCAAAAAGACCGGCGATGAAAGCCTCCGCCAGTTGCGCTTGCAGACCTGCCGCACGCTACTCAAGGTCAGCCTTGAAAGCAGCAAATTGCCCCAGCCGGTGCAGGATCGGGTAGAACATAAATTCTCCCGCATGATCGAGACCGGCACGCCCTTCGAACCGAATGAGTTGGAATCCGCCATCTCCGAAGAGCAGGAGATGGTCAGCAAGTTGACCGCAGCCGGTACCATCCAGGGCCCCGGCCGTATCACCAATATGGTCACCACCAGCGACAGCATCGAAGCCGCCGTACAGGACCTGTTCGGCGTCAAGCGCGATGAACGCCTCGCCAAGGTCAAACCGGCCCGCCTGACCGGTATCCGTGAGTTGTACCTGATGCTCACCGGCGACTATGACCTGCACGGCGGGTACTACGGCGAACGCGTCCAGTTGGCCACCACGGCTGATTTCACCGGGTTGGTGAAGAATGCCCTCAACAAGATCATCAACAATCAGTGGGACTTGTTGGGTGCAGCCGGCTATGACTGGTGGAAAGCCATCGTGCGGGTTGAGCATTTCAACAGCCTGAATGACATCACCGGCATGCTGGTCGGAACCGTGGGTACCCTGCCCACTGTCGCAGAAGGCGGAGAGTACACCGAGTTACCGATCGGGGATAGCCCGGAAGTGGCTTCCTTCGTGAAGTACGGCGGATACATCCCGCTCACGCTCGAGCTGATTGATCGGGATAACATCTCCCGCCTGACCGGTTACGCCAAGGAGCTCGGCAATGCCACCTTGCGCAAGTACAGCGCGCTGATCGCCGCCGTGTTCACTTCCAACTCTGCCGTAGGTCCCACCATGGCAGACGGCGGAGCATTGTTCAATGCCACCGCCGTTACCACGGCCGGTGGACATGCCAACCTCTTGACCACAGCCATCGGGACGGATTACACCGCCTGGAATGCCATTGCCCTGGCTATGTTCAACCAGCCCATGCTGATCAAGAATGCAACCGGCTACTATGGCACCGGCCCCAAGATGGCCGTGGAACCCAAGTACTGCCTGGTGCCACGTGCATTGAAAGCCGCTGCTCAGGCGCTCTTCCTGCCACGCTGGCAGGAATCCGTCCCCAGCATCGCCACCCTCGGCGGTCCTTCGTGGGGCGGGCAGGTCGTACCGGTTACCGTGCCAGATTGGACGGATGCCACGGATTACGCCGCCGTGATCGATCCGGCCATTGCCCCTGCCATCATCGTGGGCGAACGCTTCGGGCTGATGCCCGAAGTCTACACCGCTGGCAATGACAGTGACCCGGCTGTCTTCATGAACGACGAGACCCGCATCAAGGTGCGCATGTTTGCCGCCGTCCTGGTGCAGGACTTCCGCCCGTTGCATAAAGAGAACGTGGCTGGGTAAGTGTTTTTATCAACAGTTTTAAGGCAAACGAATCTAATTCGTTTGCCTTAAAACTAAAATCTTTCCCGTCGTGTCCGTTGTGTCCGTCGTGGTAAAGAATTCTTTGAAAGGAGTTTTATGGACAAATCTCTCAAAGCACAAGCCTACGCACTTGCCGGTCACACACCGGAATATCTTTCCAAACCCACTCTGCCGCCCATGGATTGGGCACAGAATGGGGAGATTGTCACTGTGGTTCTGGCAGATGGCCGCAAGGTCTCAGCCAGCATCCAGGAGATCAATGCCCTGATGTTCCCACCGGTCGTAAAACCTGTCCCTTCGCAGGCCGGCTCCGAAGAACAGAGCAAAGCCCCGCGAGGGGAAGCTGAGCCGGAAGAAATAAAGAAACCTGTCACCACACCGCGCAAGCGTAAAACGGTGTGAAGAAACGAGGATCGGGACATTTCTCCCCGATCCATCCACCAACCGGGCGGATGTAGCCCATCCGCCCGGATCATCCAAACGCATAAGGAGACCAAGCCATGCGTAAAATCTTCAGCAAGTTAGCAAGTTTGTATACGGCGATTGTGGCGTTCTATGCCATCAATGCTCAACTCGGCGGCTACGTCCATGACACCGCCATGAGCCAGTACATCCCGCCCACCGCCTTCCACATCGTCACCGGCACGTGGACCCAGGCAGCCGGCCAGGTTGCCGGTACTGTCTGCATGCACAAGGCCGCCGCCGCAGAGAGCCCGATCATCAATGTGCCTATTACCATCCCGAGCAACTCGGTTGGACTGAAAGGTGCCTACCTCAAGAGCATCGAGATTGATTACGAGGTTCAGGTAGCCGACCTGACTTCCATCGCCTTCACACTCAACAAAATCACGCGCGGCACGGACACGAATGTTGCGGTTGTGTCCGCCATCACGGTCACACAGGATATCGTGGCTGCCTCCGCCAAGATCGTGGAGCAGCACAAGGTGGTAATTTCCATCACCACCCCGGCCTGGATTGCCAACACCGAGTATTACCTACTCAAGATTGCCCCGGTCGCCCCAGCCACCACCACGCTGGATTTACTCGGTGCAGTCGCCAACTTCACCGAACGGATCTAATCCATGGATACCACAACCATTGTGGTTGGATCCATTCCGCTGATGGTCGTGATCTTCGGCCTGGTGGAGTTCTCCAAGTCACTCGGATTGAACGGTAAGAAGTTGACCGTCTTCTCCCTGCTGCTTGGCATCGCCTTCGGCATCGCTTACCAGCTTGCCACTGCCGGCGTGCCGGCCGAATTCTCAGGCTGGTTTGCAGTGGTGGTCTATGGCCTGGCATTGGGACTGGTTACTTCCGGTTTCTATGATTTCGTAGATAACCGCATGCCGGCCATTGGGCCGAAGTAAGTAAGATCGCCCACGCCCGCCCAGCGTGAGCATCCCACAGGGGCGACCGGTCCTAATACCTCCTCCCGGTCGCCCCTGTCAAAAGGAGATCAATCATGAAAAACCCGTTAGGAATTGGGGATGCATCCGAGAACGACACCAATCAATATACCAATTGGAACCTTGCCAAACAACACGGTATCAGCTTTGGGATCGTGCGCGCTACCACCACCGGCGCATGGATTGCCGGCAAGCCGCAGATCCGGGAAGATGCCATGTTCCCAAGCAATGCTGCCCGCATGGCTAGCGCCGGGATCAAGCGCATGTCTTACGGTTGGTTCGATCCACGTTTCAAGGTTTGTCCACCGGTCGACCAGGCCAAGAGTTTCCTGGCTTCCGTGCAGAAGAACGGAGTGGGGGAACTTGGCCCGATGATCGACATCGAAGATGCCCCGGCTGCCGGCATCTACAGTTTCGTGGGTGTTGGCCAATATATCAAGCAATGGTTGGACACGGTCGAAGCCGGCTTGAAGGTCAAACCCCGTATCTATACCAACCTTTCCTTTGTCCAGAATTACTTGTTCAATGCTTCGGTTCGAGAGACCTGGCTGCTTGATTATGGCCTGGTGATCGCCAATTGGGCAGCCGTTGCGCCATATGTGCCCATGCCGTGGGGACCCACCACGTGGGATGTCTGGCAGTGGACTGCCTCAGCGCGCGGTGATTACTTCGGTTTCCCGGCCGCTATCCTTGGAAAGGCTGCGCCGTCCATCTGCCTGGCCGTCTGGAATGGAGATTTACCATGCTAACTCTCACTCAAATCATCGCCCAGGTTCAGATCCAGTTCATCGATGATGGTACTCGTTTCACGGTCCCTACCGTCACCGGTGCAGTCCGCCAGGCCTTGAAGGATTTCAATGCCGCCGCTCCAGTGCGAGCAGCCGAGACTCAGGATGTGGTATCCGGTCAGTATGACTATGAACTGACCGACATCAACACCACCCAGGTGCTGGATGTTCTGCTCGAAGGGACGGATACCGCCCAGGAGAACCACATCCCACTGGCCTTCACGCCCTACTTCGAAGATAACCGGGCCTGGATCCGCCTGCAGAAACCTTTCGGATCAGGGACCTTGATCTTTCGCTATCTCAAGCCCCCTACCGTCAGCGGGCTGGATGCTGAAACAGAGAGTACATTACCATCCCTTTGGGATGGTACCTTGCTGGACGGCACTTGTTATTACGCCTGTTTCATGCGTGCAGCCAGCCGGATCGAAGTGGTCAATCTGAATGCCAATGTGCCCGATCCATGGCAGAGCATTGCCGGGCACTACCAGAAGGCTTTTCAGTTCGGCCTTATCCTTGCCGCCCAACAACCTGCCGCCCGCCTCCCTGATAGCCCCTCTGCCCCGCGCACTTGGAACGACGCCTGGCACAACTTCCCTTCCTGATCCCTAATTGCCTAATTACCTAATTACCTAATTACCTAATTACCTAATTACCTACTCACTGCCCCTTACTCCCTCAATCAAAGAAAGCCAGGTAAACCCATGGGTCGTACCCTTCCTTCCGCCACACAAGTCTTCCTGCAAGAAGAAGCCGCCTTTGCCCGCTTCCGGCGCGCCCTGCGTCGCTCCGACCAGCTGGCCCTGGACGACCTGTTCACCAGCGCCCGCCAACACCTGGCGGCTGCCCAGTACGCCACGCACGCCCTGCCCTTCGAAGTGATGCTGCTGGCGATGCTGCTGGAAGAGCATAAAGAAGTGCTGCGCATCCGCCAGCAGCTCGAAGCCCTCCAATGACTGAAACCATTACCGGCTGGCTCCTGGATGTCTACCCGAACGAAACAAACCTGACCCTCTGGATCATCGCGGAGGATGGCACGCGCCAGCGCTTCTTCCAGGACTTTGCCGCCATACTGTATGTATCCGGTCCGGCCGCGCGCCTGCGCGAACTCTGGAAGTGGCTGTCCGGCCAGCCGATCCCCGTGCGCCTCGCCCGCGTGGAACGCCGGGACATCTTTTCCATGCAGTTCCGCCATGGCGCCGAAACAGCCGATCCCACGCGGATCCCCTTCGGGAACAAGCTGCTACGCGGTGGTGGCCTGCCTGCGCCTGCCTGCGCCACTGAAGCCGCAGGTGCAGGTGTGCCGCAGGTACAGGTGCAGCCGCCTCGGCCGGTCCAGGGCTTGCTTTCCGTCCTGGCGGTGGAGGTTCCGCAACCTGCCCGGCTGGATGGCTTGTTCCGGGATATGGTAGCCGCCTTCCCGGAGCTGACCTACTACGACGCCGATATTTCCATCCCACTGCGCTATGCCGCCCGCTATGATGTCTTTCCGCTGGCGCGCTGCCGGCTGGAAGTGCGCGACGATACCGTCCTGAGCATTCTCCCGCTCGATACCCCCTGGGAGTTTGAACCGGAAGCCGCGCCTCTGCGCATCATGAGTCTCGAACCGGACTGCGACCCGGCGTGCAAGGATCCCAAAGCAATCCTGGTTTCGTACCCTCTACGTGGGTACGGTAGGCGCGCAAGTTATTCCCTGCCTTTCGAAAAAACGGAACCGTTCCTGATCGGTCTGCGCGCGGATATCCGGCGCTATGACCCGGATGTGATCCTGACTTCCTGGGGGGATACCTGGCTGCTGCCGTTCCTGATAAAAATTTCGAAGGAAACCGGCATACTCCTGCCTTTGAACCGGGACGAAAGCCAGACCGTAGTGGAACGAAAAGAACGCACCTATTTTTCGTACGGGCAGATCGTCTACCGAGGCCGGCAGGTACAGCTGCGCGGGCGCTGGCATCTTGACCGGCATAATGCCATGCTGTGGGGCGATTATGGCCTGACCGGTGTGCTGGAGATGGCGCGCGTCACCCGCCAGCCCGCCCAGGAGGCCGCCCGCCTCTCCCCGGGTACGGGCATCTCTTCCATGCAGTTTGTGACCGCCCTGCAGAATGGCATTCTCATCCCCTGGCGCAAGCAGCAGGCTGAGACGCCCAAGACGGCCATGGAGTTGCTGCGGGCCGACATGGGCGGCATGGTCTACCAGCCCACCGTCGGGCTGCACCGCGATGTGGGCGGGATCGACTTTGTTTCCATGTATCCGGGCATCATGGTGCGCTTCAATATATCCCCGGAGGTGCCGCGCGCGGGAACCGATTTGGAGCCTGCCTCCGGCGAACCGGGGATCATCCCCCTGACGCTGGCCCCGCTCCTGAACAAACGCCTGGCGCTCAAATCGGCGCTCCTGACGTTGAACAAATACGACTGCCGCCGCCCGCTCTACCAGGCGCTGGCTTCCGCCGAGAAGTGGCTGCTGGTGACTTGCTTTGGGTACCTGGGCTATAAAAATGCCCGTTTCGGACGCATCGAAGCGCATGAGGCCGTCACTGCCTATGGGCGCGAAGCCCTACTGCGCGCCAAGGAATCCGCCGAAGACATGGATTTCGAGATCCTGCATATGTACGTGGATGGGTTGTGGGTGCACAAGCCGGGCTGCAAGACCCCGGCCGATTTTGCAGCCCTGCTGGCCGATATCACTGAACGCACCGGCCTGCCCATTTCCATGGAGGGTGTCTATCGCTGGGTGGTCTTCCTGCCCTCGCGCGTCAATGAACGTGTGCCGGTGGCCAACCGCTATTTCGGCGTCTTCCAGGATGGTTCGATCAAGGTACGTGGCATTGAAGCCCGCCGCCACGATACGTCTCCGTTCATCGCGGAGACCCAGTTGGGCCTGCTGGAGATCCTGGCCAGGGCCGAGGATGCGGAGCACCTGCCGGAGATACTGCCGCAGGCGCAGGCTTATGCCCGCCGGCAGCTGCAGGCGCTGATGGCCGGCCGGGTGCCCGTGGAGCAGTTGCTGGTATCGCAAAAACTCAGCCGCGAACTGGGCGCCTATTCCAGCCCCTCGCCGGCCGCCCGCGCCGTCTGGCAGATGCAGGCCGCTGGCAAGGTTGTCCGGCCCGGGCAGCGCGTGCGCTTTCTGTACACGCTTGGCAAGCCCGGCGTGTCTGCCTGGGATGTTGCCGCCCAGCCGGATATCCGCAGTGTCGATCTGCCGCGCTACCGCACCCTGCTCCAGCGCGCCATCCAGACCGTTCTCGACCCCATCCAGCAGGCTTTCCCCGGAGCGGAGTTAATCATCAGCCCGTCGCTCTTTCCCGCGCCGCTTGTCAGTTTGCTAAGGGTCTAAAATAACTTGCGTGTAGATAATATCATCTTGCTCATCCCTTTTGCTTTTCGTTTCATGTTTTCTTCCGACCTGTAAGGGTAAGACTTGTGAGACCTATCAGACTATTCGACTATTTGACTAAGAGGCTAGAATGAGCGGCTATCGCCAACTGCATACCCATATCTGGTCAGATGGCTGGTTCGTGGAGCTGGAACCAGACCTGAAGCTATTGTTTATTTACCTGTTCAGCAACGAGCGCGCTTCCATCTGCGGGTTGTATGAACTGCCCATTCGGACGATTTCTTTTGAAACCGGGTTGGATCGGGCAGTGATCAAGCCAGGCCTCGAAGTCTTCACCAAAGCGGACAAAGCCAGATATGACTTCGATGCAGGTGTCGTTTGGATACGGAACATGCTGAAATACCAGGGCAGTTCCAGCCCGAAGGTTCAGGCGCGCATACAAGCGGATATTAAAGCAGTTCCTGATTGTGACCTGAAGCAGCAGTTCCTGGATACCCTGTCGATACCCTATCGGAGGGGTAGCGCTACCTCCATCTATAGCTCGTCTATAGATCAATTTGTAGAAGAGCAGGGGCCAGCCCAAGATACGGGGGCAGGAGAGCAGGTGGAACCGCCACCCTTGCCAACCACGCCGGCCGAGGCGATGGTGCATCCGGATGTGTGCGTTTATACGGCGGTGACCGGCCGGATTCCCGGGCTTTCGCAATATCAGACCGTGATCGAGACGGTTCGGTTTCTGCGCGCGCGCCAGAAGCTGGAGGATGCCGCGCTGCGCACCTACCTCGCCCCCTACTGGCTGGCCTGGTCCAGCCGAAAGAGGTTGGATGGCCGGCCGTATGACCCAGGCAATATCACCTGGCTGACGGAATGGGCGTTGAACGGGTCGATCCCCTTGCAGGGCGCATCACCACCGCTGGGCGCACCCAGGGCCGCTGAGTCTGCCCGCCCATCCGTGCCCTCTGCCGAGCAAACCCGCCGGATGCTGGCCGAGAAGGATAAATTGATCCAACAGG